CAGCAATTGATACTGCTACATACTTAGTCCACAGTTCTTTACTGCTTGGATCAGGTACAATAGTAACACCATACGCGGATAGTTAATAAATAATTAGTGTGGGGCTTCGGCCCCACATATTAATTTTAAGGAGAAACAAATTATGGCAACATCAGACCAACAGTTTTCTACAAGAACTTCTGACGGTAGATTTGGTAGAGCAACAGACGCTTCAGGTTCTTTTATTGGACCAGCTAGAATAACTTATATTCAAGTTGAAGGCGTCGCTAACAGCAATATCAAACTATATGATGGAACAGATAATTCAGGTGCTTTAGTATTCGAAGGTAATTGCGGAACTGAAGGATTAGATATTTATGTTCCGGGAAGCGGTATCAGATGTAGAACTGGAATATATTTAGATTTAACTAACACTACTTCAGTTACTATCGGCTACACTGGCTAGGAGTTTAAATGGCTAATACTACTTCGGGAACTACAACGTTCGACAAAACTTTTTCTATTGATGAAATCATAGAAGAAGCATACGAGCGTATCGGATTAAATTCTGTAGCTGGTTATCAAATGAAATCAGCTAGAAGGTCCCTTAATATTTTATTTCAAGAATGGGGTAATAGAGGTATTCACTATTGGGAAATAGGAGAATTAAATCTTGATTTAATTCAAGGACAAGCTGAATATAAATTTTATAGATCAAGTGGTGATGGAACTAGTGCTACATCAACACCTGCAGATGTTTATGGAATATCCGATGTTCTTGAAGCACAATTAAGATCTAATAGAACACAAACTACTCAATCAGATAGTCCAATGACAAAAGTAGATAGATCTACTTATGCAGGTTTTTCAAATAAACTTTCACAAGGAACACCAAATCAATATTGGGTTCAAAGATTTATTGATCATACTAGTATTAGTGTTTACCCTACACCTGATTCAACTAATGCATCTAAAGATATGCATTTTTATTATATAAAAAGAATTCAAGATGTTGGAGATTATACAAATGCAACAGACATACCTTTTAGATTTGTACCTTGTATGACTTCAGGATTAGCTTTTTATTTAGCACAAAAATATCAACCACCATTAGTACAACAAATGAAATTGTATTATGAAGATGAATTAGCTAGAGCATTAGCAGAAGATGGTTCAGCTTCAAGTACATACATAACACCTAAAGCTTATTACCCAGGAACTTAATGTCTAAATACGCAACAGGAAAACATGCAATAGCTATTTCAGATAGATCAGGATTGCAATTTCCATATAGAGAAATGGTTAGAGAATGGAATGGTGCGTTTGTTCATGTTTCTGAATTTGAACCAAAGCAACCACAATTAGAACCAAAAGGTATTGGTGGAGATGGAGTTGCATTAAATCATGTAAGACCAGGTAGAACAGAACCTGATACAACTGTAAGAATACCTGATAATGGGTTTGAAACTTATGCTGCAAGTTCGGGTGTTATAAATGTTTTTTCACCTGGACATGGGTTAACAGATTCAACAACATATAGATTTAGAGGACCTCCAACTACTTCTGCAGGAACAGGAAGTTTTGTTTATGCTGATCCACAAAGTTTTGATGGTATAACAGGATCTAATATTGCAAAATCTGCAGGATATACAATAAGAACTGGAAAATATAAAAATGATGCAAGAGATGCTTCTAATGACTATTTAACAAATAATTTTTTCTTTTTTACAGTTGACACAAATACTGCTACAACAGGTAGTATAAAAGGAGGAGGCTACGGTTGTTCCGTTGGGCCTGTAACAATAGAAGCATGATAAATTATATTTGGAATTGGATAAAAAATATTTTTAAACCTGAAAAACAAGATCCTCATCTTACTTTGTATGAAGAAGTAAAAGGTTTTTGTGATGAACATAATAAATACAAACATCGTTGTCCTAAATGTAGAGAGTTAGCAGGAGCAGAATAATGGCAGGATTAAGTTACTCAGATTTAGTTACACAAATTAGAAACTATACAGAAACAGATTCTAACGTTTTAACTGAAGCTATTTTAGAAAATATAATTTTAAATGCTCAATACAGAATAATGAGAGATGTTCCAATTGATGCAGATAGACTACAACAATCAGGAAATTTAGTAACAGGTCAAGAAACAATTAATGCTCCAGCAGGAGCTTTGTTTATAAGAGGTATTCAAGTCTATGATTCAACATCTGCAATAACAGGACCTAACATTTGGTTAGAAAAAAAAGATATAACATATCTTCAAGAATATGTATCTTCTACTGCATCAGGTAAAAGAGGACAACCTAAGTATTATGCTATGTTTGGTGGCGGAACAGGTAATACAGATACTACATCTGGAAGAATGATGATGGCTCCGGTCCCTGATACAACTTACAAATTTAGAGTACACTATAACAAAATGCCAGCTACTTTAGCTTCAGATAATACAACTAACTATATTAGTCTAAATTTTCCAAATGGACTTTTATATTGCTGTCTATCAGAAACATATGGATTTTTAAAAGGTCCAATAGATATGTTGACATTATATGAAAATAAATATAAACAAGAGATACAAAAGTTTGCTAACGAGCAAGTTGGTAGAAGACGAAGAGATGACTATACTGATGGCGCTGTTCGTATACCGGTAAATTCAGCAAACCCATAGGAGAAAAAAATTATGGCAATAACATCGGCAATTTGTACAAGTTTTAAAGTAGAACTTTTAAAAGGAGTTCATAATTTTACAGCTACAACTGGAAACACTTTCAAAATAGCTTTATACACAAGTTCAGCTTCTTTAGGAGCTGCGACTACAGCTTATTCAGCAACAAACGAAATTACTAATTCATCTGGAACTGCATACACAGCAGGTGGAGCAACTCTAACAAGTGTTACGCCGGTCGCTTCTAGCACAACAGCAATATGTGATTTTTCAGATGTAAGTTATACTTCTGCTTCATTCACTGCAAACGGTGCAGTAATTTATAATGATTCAGCAAGTGGTGATCCGTCTTGTGCAGTCATAGCATTTGGTTCTGACAAAACTGTAACTAGCGGAACCTTTACAATTCAATTTCCTACAGCGGACGCAACAGACGCGATAATTCGTATAGCGTAAGGAGGAAGTCCTTATGGCTACATCAATTTGGGGCGGCGATGATCCCTCGGTAGCATGGAACGAAAACTCATGGCAATCTAATTTAGCAACAGTTTCATTAACAGGTGTTTCAGCAACAACTTCAGTTGGAGAAGTAAAATCTTTTCCTGAAGCAGGATGGGGTTCTGACGGTTGGAGTGAAGATGGTTGGAGTGGAACTTTTATAGTAAACTTAACAAGTGCAGGTGTTGCAACAACATCTGTTGGTTCTGTATCAGTGTCTGCAGAAATAGGTTCTGGTTGGGGCAGAGGTGAATGGAACAACAACGAAGGTTGGGGTATCCAAGGAACAGTATTACTTGAAGGTGTAGCTGCAACAACAAGTGTTGGATCATTATCACCTGCAGATGTAATGGGACTAACAGGAGTTTCTGGAACAACAAGTGTTGGATCAATTACAATGATTGGTAATGTAGTTGTAGAACCAACAGGAGTGTCTGCAACAACAAGCGTTGGATCTGTAACAACATCTGATGTTATAGGAGTAACGGGTCAAGGAATGACATCAGCTGTAGGAAGTTTAACTCCTGCAGATGTAATGGGAGTTTCAACAGCAGGAGTTGCAACAGTAAGTCTTGGTAGTGTAAGTATTTCTTCAAACCCAATTGTAATTCCTACTGGTGTTTCTGCAACAACATCTATTGGATCTGTAACAACTGCAGATGTAATGGGATTAACAGGAGTTTCTATGACAGCTTCTGTAGGTTCTGTAGAGCCACCTGTTGTTATGGGATTAACAGGAAATTCTGTAACTTCTTCAGTTGGAAACTTATTTATTCAAGCATATCAAAATATTGACACTGGATCAAATACATCGTATACAAGTGTTGCAACCGGATCAAATACAAGTTATAGTGACGTTGCATAATTAGGAGATTATATGGCATCAACATACACACCTTTAGGTATAGAACTTCAAGCAACTGGAGAAAATGCCGGAACTTGGGGAACAAAAACTAACACTAACTTATCGGTTATTGAACAAATTTCAGGGGGATACTCTGCACAAGATATAGCAGGTAGCGCAGATACAACAGCTCTTTCAGTTTCTGATGGATCAACTGGTGCTGTTTTAGCTCACAGAATGATTGAGTTCACTGGTACAATTACAGGAAATCAAGTTGTTACAATTCCATTAGATGTACAAAACTTTTATTTTTTAAGAAATTCAACATCAGGTGCATACACAGTACAATTTAAATATGCTTCTGGTTCAGGAGATTCATTTACTTTTTCAGCAACAGACAAAGGTGATCAAATTGTTTTCGCAACAGCAAACGATGGAACTAATCCTGATATAGATACACTAGCAATTGGAACTGGTATAGCAAGTGTAGCTGCAGATACTTCACCACAATTAGGTGGCGATTTAGATACTAACAGTTTTAATATAGCTTTTGATGACGCACACGGAATCAATGATGAAAATGGAAATGAACAAATTGTATTTCAAACAACTACTTCAGCAGTAAATCAATTTGATGTAACAAATGCTGCAACAGGTAATTCGCCAAGTATATCTGCAACAGGTGGCGATACAAATATTGATGTAGCGATTATTCCAAAAGGATCTGGTGAAACTAAAATTGGAACTGGTTCAGCAAACGCAACATTAACATCAAGTGGTGCACACGATTTAATTTTAGATACGAATTCTGGAACTAACTCTGGAACAATTGCAATTACAGATGGAGCTAATGGAGACATAACAATTACTCCAAATGGAACAGGAGATGTTAAAGCCGTTGCTGATACATTAACAGTTGGAGATGCTGCCGCTGCAGCAACGATATCTTCAAATGGTGCAGGAACACTTACACTAACTACAGGTGGTGCATCTGATTTAGTTTTAAACACAAACAGTGGAACCGACTCAGGTAACATAACAATTACTGATGGTTCTAACGGAAATATAACACTTACTCCAGATGGAACAGGAGATGTAGTAGCGTCGGCTGATACTTTAACAGTCGGAGATTCTGGGGCAGCAGCTACTATTAACTCTAATGGGGCTGGAACGCTTACACTAACTACAGGTGGAGCTTCGGACCTAATTTTAAACACAAATGGTGGAACTAGCGCTGGAACAGTTACTCTTACAGATGGTTCAAATGGAGATATGACTTTAGCTCCAGATGGAACTGGTAGAGTTAAAATAACTAATGCTACATCAAGCTCAACACAAATCGCAACTACCGATGGAAAAGGTCTTGTCTTTGCCATGGTTTTCGGGTATTAATATCAAAGGAGAATAAAAAATGGCAACACCGAATCTTGTAAATATAGCAACTATCACACCTAAAAATGCTATGGGCACTTTAGGGGATACTAACAGAACTACTATGATTGACGTTCCTGCAGAAACTGCAGTTAGAATAGATACAATCTTAATCGCAAACATTGATGGTACTAATGCTGCTGACGCAACAGTAGAAATTAGTAACGACAATGGATCAACTTATTATAAAATTGCAAGTACAATATCTGTACCTGCAGATTCAACTTTAGACTTAATTTCAAGACCTATCTACTTAGACGAAACAGATTTAATAGCTATAACTGCTGGCGCTGCTAGTGATTTAGCTTTCCATGTTTCTTATGTAGAAATGGTTGACTAGGAGGATAAATGCCAAGAATAATTAAATCAGCAAAAGGTACTTTCACAGCATCTACAGTTACTATTGATGGATCAGGAAGAGTTATTGCAGCTGCATCTGGATCAGGTGGAGCTAACATGCAATTAGTTAGAGCTACAAAAGGACCTGCTTCAGGTAACTTTGTTGCTAACCCTAACGCATCAAAATTTCAAGCTTACGTTTATGCGCCAGGTGGCGGCGGAGGCGGCGGAGGTGGCCGAAATTCCGGGGGATCTGGTGGAGCTGGTGGATTTGGTTTTTTTAGCGGAGATGTAACAGGTGGAACAACTTATGCATTTGCGATTCCTGCCGGAGGAACAGGTGGGGCTGGCGGCGGAGGTACGGGATCTTCTGGATCTGCTGGATCTGCATGTACTATTGCTAACTTAGTTACTACAAACGGTGGTAATGGCGGTAATGGAGGTTTTCCACAAACTGACCAACCTAACGGAAACTCTGGCACTGATGGATCAGCACCAGGAGCTGAAACGGAAAATTTTACTAGAGGATTTTTATGGGCACCAAGTGATCTTTCACCAACACCTTTAGGAAATGGTGGAAGTGGTGGACCAGGACCAGCTAATGGAACACCTCAAGCAGGAACTGTTGGAGGACCAGGAGGAATAATTCTTTACGAGAATTCACATTAATTATGGCATACGCAATTTTTAATTCAGATAATAATCTTGTACATATCGCTGCAAACGATAGTGATAGAGATGCATTAAACATAATGCAAAGTCTTTGTGTAATAAAAGATATTAGTGATTCTAATTTTACTAAACTTCAACTTAATACTGCAGGTATTACTTATGATGGAACTAATGTTACAATAACTGATTACGATGATGGTTTAACAAGAGCTGCAAATAATCTAAATCGTCAGGTATCTGATAGTACTAAAGATAAGTTAATTAATTTTGGAGCTCAAGCAGATTTAGATGGATATCTTAAAAACATAACAGATAGATTAGGAGATTTTGTAAAAAACAATTCAAGTAATTCTATGTATACTGTATGTAATAATTATTTAACTTATTTAAATAGTTTAGACACTTCTTCTCTTAGCTATCCTTTAGGAAAAAGTTGGGAACAATATTGTACTGACAATTCTATTTCATTCGTACACCCTTTACAAATACCTTAGAATATAATATACTTTCAATAAATGTTTGAAAGAAATATAGAGTTTATCGCTCCACAAGATTATGTGGATTTAAAAGATAATTATCCAATACCTTGTAAATTACAAATACCTCAATGGTATAAAGATTTAGAACACACTCCACTAGACCTAACTATTAAAGGATGTATGCCTTTTTTAGATACTTTAACTACAGGTTATATTTTAAAAATGCCAATAGATATGTACATTGAACATAATGTACCTGATCCTCAAGGAACTTTAGCAACAGGAAAAACAGTTGGACTTAGAGGTTTGTTAGGAGATTTGGGAGACGGTTTAAATGTAAATCAACAAGCTAATCAAGACTTTCATCCACTTAAACAAGTCGGAAATAAATGTCCTTTTGGAGCAAAAAATAGTAATTTAGTAATTCATAAAATTAGAAACCCATGGGTAATAAAAACACCTCCTGGGTACTCATGTTTATTTTTACCTCCTATGAATAATGCAGACGATAGGTTTAGTATAATTCCAGGAATAGTAGATACAGATACATTTCCTACAGAAGTAAATTTTCCGTTTATTATGAATGGAGATAAGTATCCTTATCAAAAAACTACTATAAAAGAAGGCACTCCTTATGTTCAAGTAATACCTTTTAAAAAAGAAAGTTGGAAAATGAAAGTAAGGTCTAGACCAAAGAAAGAAGCTGATGCAGCTAAATGGTGGACTACAAGTAAAATAATACATGTTTATAAAACACGTTTTTGGAATAAAATATCATGGAAATAAAAGATAATCTTGTAGATTACATTAGAGTATGGGATGATATATTTCCTAAACAAACATTAACTAACTTTAGAAAAGTTTTAGATGTAACAGAAAAATTTGAAGATGCATCAATAGTAAATGGTGGAAAAGCAACAGTTGATAAAAAACATAGAGATACTTTAGTTTGGCATCCTAGTAATTTAAAAGGTTCTATTACTGAGGCACATTGGACTAATCTTTTGTCTTGGACATTTAAAAAATTATATGACAACTATTTTGAAGAAATACAAATTAATCATGCAGTAAAGATGACTGAATTACAAATTTTAAAATATGGTAATAACGGTCATTATAAATTCCATGTAGACGCTTCTACAGTCTTACATAGAACTCTTAGTTTAATTTTTTTTGTTAATGATGACTATAAAGGAGGTGCTTTAAAGTTTAAAAACATTACAACTGGTAATGAGGTTGAAATTGAAAAAAAAGCTAACAGATGTGTTATCTGGCCAAGTAATTTTATGTATCCACATACTGTTACACCGGTTACAGAAGGCACTAGATATTCGGTGGTATCATGGGCGTTATAGGAAAAGACTTTAAATTTAAAATAATAAAAAACTTTTTAACAAAAAGTGAAGTAAAATTATTAAATAAATATTGTGAAATAAAACATAGAACAAATTTAGGATCTCCTACTATAGAAGATGGTACTTTTGATATGGCATGTAAAAACATGGACACTCGTTTTTATGGTGATCCTATAATGGAAGCTTTATCATTAGAAAAACAAAATTTAATGGAAAAAGAAACAGGTAAAAAATTATTAGGTACTTATACTTATTGGAGAATGTATACTAAATTTGCAGATTTAAAAACACACACTGATAGACCTGCTTGTGAGATAAGTGTAACAGTGCATATAGGAGGTGATATAGGTTGGCCTATATTTATAGATGGCAAAGAATGTGTAACTGAACCTGGTAACGCTGTTATATATTTAGGTATGGATTTAAAACATGGAAGAAAAGAATTTTTAGGAGATTGGCAAGCTCAATGTTTTATACATTATGTTGATGCTAACGGGCCCCATACAGATAATTTTATGGACCAAAGACCTTATTGGGGAATGAGGTCTTCTAAAAAAGAAGTTATAAGACTGAAAGAATAGTATGCAATTTAAACAAAAAAAAGATGGATCTTGTACAATAGAGTTTTCAGATAAAGAATTAGAAATTATAGCTAGAAAGAAACATATATATTTTACAGCAGACGCATTAAAAGATTTTGGAAATGTTTTAATGAGAATGGTTGCTGAATGGCAAGAAAATTTTTCTGATGATGTAAGATATAGACAAACTAGGTCTGATGCTAAACCTCTTGAAGGACAAGAAACAGATGACAAAGATTAGAGGTTTTCAAAAAGAAGATCTTGAAATATTAGAAATATTAATAAAAGATTCTAAAATAATTCTTACAGAAAAAGACATATTTAATTTTTTAAAAATATCTAAAAGATGGCCTTTTAGATACCCTTGGAATCAACCTTCTGTAGAAATAATAACTAACAATGAAGAATTAAATTCTGATTTATTTTTTGATGTAACTGGTTATCTAAACTTTGATAGATGGAAACAGTTTTATGATCTTGGGTTTACAACTATAATATCAAATGTGTTAGATCTAAATGAAGATTTAAGAATACTAAATGATAAGTTAACAAAAGCAACAGGGTTAAAAATAAATGGCAATTTTTACTTTTCTAAACCAGGACAAAGAGTTAGCTGGGGAGATCACACTCATACCTATGATGTTATTGCTAAACAGATCTATGGCACTTCTGATTGGGTTGTAGGTGGTAAAGAAATATTATTGAGTCCACAAGAAACTGTTATTATTCCAAAAAAAACATATCATAAAGTTACTACTATGAAACATAGTAAATTATCTTTAACTATTAATATAGAGTAATGATTGATTTTAATTTTCCTATTTTAACAAGTAAGTTTGAAAAACATAAGGAACTTAAAGATACTTTACTAACTTTAATTGAAGAACAACAATCTGGTAATTTAAAACAAGTAGATAGTTATTATACTGATTCTATTTCTAAGTTAGATTGGGATAGAAAAAGAGATGATACCAGACCTTGGACTAAAATTATTCTTAAAGACTTAATGGATCACTTTGAAACTCAAGTTAAAAGGTTGGGACTACGTGACGTAAGATTATACGATCTTTGGTTTCAACAATATAGTAAAGAAGACACTCACGGGTGGCATGTTCATGGAGAAAACTTTACAGGAGTATACTATTTGGAATTAAAAGAAGCCGCTCCTAAGACTCAAATCATAGAACCCACAACTTCTAGATTAATAACTGTTGATGCTCAAGAGGGAGATGTGGTAATTTTTCCAAGTATGTTTATACATAGAGCACCTACGGTTATTTGGCAGACAAGAAAAACAATTATATCTTTTAATTTCTCATGTGATAATGTAGATCAACAGTATCTACAGAAAATAGTAGATTTATATGGTTTATATTAACCAAAAAATATGTAATATAGGCGATTATGCTACAGAAAATAGGATTCCAACCAGGTATAAACAAACAAATCTCAGAAACTACAGCTGAAGGCCAGTGGGTAGATTGCGATAACGTTAGGTTTAGATACGGCACACCTGAAAAAATAGGTGGTTGGAAACAATTAGGAACAGACGATTTAACAGGAGCCGCTAGAGGTCTTCATCATTTTGTAAATAGTTTAGGTAGAAAGTATGCAATCATAGGAACTAATGCTATTTTATATGCCTACTCAGGAGGTGTATTTTATGACATACATCCTATCAAATCAACGACTACTCTTACAAGTGCTTTTAGTACAACTAATGGATCAGCTGTAGTCACTATAACTTTTTCTTCAGCACATAACATACAAGAAGATGATATTATTCTTTTAGATAATTTTACAACGATAACAGGGTCCAACTTTGGTGCTTCTGATTTTGATGATAAAAAATTTATGGTAACAAGCGTACCTTCTACAACAACTTTAACTATTACAATGCCTTCAAACGAATCAGGAAGTGGTGCTACTACTTCAGGCGGGATCAGAGTTCAACACTACTATCATATTGGACCAGCGGTGCAGGCAAAAGGATTTGGTTATGGTTTAGGGTCTTGGGGTGGTGAAGCAGCAGGAGCCATTACTACTACTTTAAATGGTGCAATAAACTCATCTACAACTACAATTGTTTTAACAGATGCTTCTCAGTTTCCAGACACCGGAACTAATTTTATTCAGATTGGTTCTGAAGAAATATCTTACACAGGAGTTTCAACAAACACTTTAACAGGTGTTACAAGAGGAGTAAGAAACACTACAGCGGCTTCTCACAGCGATGGCGCAACAATTACTAATACAACTGATTATGTTGCATGGGGTGAAGCAGCATCAGGAGATTTAGTTATTGAACCTGGTATGTGGTCTATAGATAATTTTGGAGATAAAGCTATTTGTTTAATACACAACAGTGCATGTTTTGAATGGGACTCTTCCTTATCAAATGCAACGACAACAAGAGCAACAATTATATCAGGTGCACCTACTTCATCAAGACACATGGTTGTATCAACTCCCGATCGTCACTTAGTATTTTATGGTACAGAAACAACAATAGGTGACCCGTTAACACAAGACGATATGTTTGTTAGATTCTCGGACCAAGAAGATATTAACACTTATATACCTACAGCAACCAATACAGCAGGTACACAAAGATTGGCCGATGGATCACGGATCATTGGAGCAATTAGAGGTAGAGATGCACTTTATGTTTGGACTGATACAGCTTTATTTACTCAACGTTTTGTAGGACAACCATTTACATTTGCTTTTGCACAGGTTGGAACTAACTGTGGTTTGGTTGGACAGAATGCATGTGTAGAAGTTGACGGTGCTGCTTATTGGATGTCTGATAATGGTTTTTTTAGATATGCCGGTAAATTAGAATCACTACCTTGTTTAGTAGAAGACTATGTTTACGACGATGTTAATTTAACATCTGGTAATCAAATGATTTCTGCAGGATTAAATAACTTGTTTGGTGAAGTTATTTGGTTCTATCCTACGTCAACATCTTCTGTTGTAAACAGAATGGTTGCATATAATTATTTTGATTCTTCACCTCAAAGACCTGTATGGACAAATGGAAGTTTAGCTAGAACTATGTGGAGAGATTCAGCAGTATTTGGAAGTCCACATGCAACAGAATACGATGCAGATACAGATACTTCTTTTGATGTTGTGGGTAATACAGAAGGAATAACAACTTACTATGAACATGAAACAGGCACTGATCAAAATAAAAATGGAACAATTACTGCAATAACTTCTAACGTTTCATCAGGAGATTTTGATATTACACAATCAAGAGCACAAGGAACTGGACAAGCAACAGGTGTTGCGACCTTTAGAGGAGATGGTGAATTTTTAATGAAGATAAGAAGATTCGTACCTGACTTTATATCTCAAACAGGAACAACAAGAGTTACATTAGAATTAAGAAATTATCCTAATAATACACAAGCTAGTTCAGCACTTGGACCATTTGATATTACAACATCTACTACAAAAGTAGATACACGTGCAAGAGCGAGAGCAATAGCTATGAAAATAGAAAATACAGCAGCTAGTCAAAGTTGGAAACTAGGAACTTTTAGATTAGATGTTCAACCGGATGGACGTAGATAATGGCAAAAATTGTACAGGTTATAACTAGACCATCAAAAGAATATGATGTACAGACTGCAGAAGCTCAAGTAAGAGATTTTGATGCGATTGTAGAAAAATTAAACTCAACGTTTCAAGAAGAATTAAAAGAGGAGATAGAGGCTAGAAGTCTCTTTTTAGATTAATGGCTAATCAATTTAAATTTGCAGGTATAGATAATAGCACAACAGGAAGTGCACTTACTCCTTTAGGTTCTGGTAATCCTTTAGTTAGTGAAACTTATGTTATTAAATCTATATTAGTAACATCAGCAGGCACACCAACAGTCACAATTACAAACAACAGTATTACAGCTATAAAATCAGCTGCTTTGACAGCAAACGTTACAACAGAATTATTAACCCAACCTTTGGTAGTAGAAGGAGGAGATAGTTTTACAGTATTATCAAGCACTACAGATTCATTTGATGTAGCAATTAGCTATTTAAACATTAAGAAAGAGGTAACAGCATAATGATTGAGATACAACCAGATAAGATAATAGAAAAGATAACTAATAAAAAAACAGGTGAAAAATATAAGAATGACGGAGAATGGAAGGCCAAAGGTATATCACCAGAGGACATCAGAAGAGATGTAACTGTTATAATGCCAAGCCTTGATTTATTTCCAAAAACAAAATAGAATAGTAAAATGGCCATAACTAGATCACAACAAGCAAGACAATTATACAGGGACGCAGGATACGTTCAAGCAGCGTATGGACCAAAAATTACAGCTAAAGAAGGACCTGTTGAATATGATACAGGATTAGAAAGACAGAGAACTGAAAATGTTTTTAACGAAACTATCAAACCTAAAAATGAATTAGATATAAATGAAGTATTAACTAAAGCAGGTGATATTACTAGAATAAAAAATGCAGTTACAGGTGGTGGTTTAAAAGCTTTAATTAGTCCTCAAATGATTATAGGTAAATTAATTATAGATCAAATTAAAAAAGATAGAGGAGGTCAAACTATAGTGCAACCTGCTTTTGCAGATGGTGGAGATGTAGTAGGTGGTGAAATGGATTTTGAATCTGCAAGACAGATGTATGGTTTAGGTAAACTTGTTAAAAAATTTACACGTGGTGTTAAAAAAATAGTTAAGTCACCAATAGGTAAAGCTGCACTTGGATATGTATTGACAGGTGGTTTAGGTAACCTTGCTCAAGGTACAAATTTTTTTGCTAATTTTGCAAGTCCCAAAACATTTATTGGTGGTGGATTATCTGCTATAAAAGGAAAACTATTCGGACTACCACTTGATGTTGGTGGTTTTCCAGGAACTAAAGGTATATTGGGTGACCTAGGTTTAACAAAAGGTGCAGGATCTTTCATGCCAACAACACAAGGTATTTATTCTGCAATGACAGCAGCATCAGCACTACCATTATTAGGTATTGGTACAGGTGAAGAAACAGAAGAAGAAGCACAAGCTATATTAGATAACAGCGGAATAGATTTAGCTGCATTAAGAGCTAATCCACAACTTGCTAGAAGATTTGCTGCAGAAGGTGGATCTATGAATGAGCCAGTGGCAAAGAAAACTATGCCGTTATTAGATATGGATGGTAAAGAAATGGATTTAAGAGCTGAAGGTGGATTTGTTCCAATAGGACGTATGGAAAAAGCAGATGACGTACCTGCAAGATTATCAAAAAATGAATTTGTATTTACAGCTGATGCTGTAAGAAATGCAGGTGAAGGAGATGTGGACAAAGGCGCAGAAGTTATGTATAACATGATGAAGAACCTCGAAGCCGGAGGTGATGTATCTGAAGAATCGCAAGGCATGGATGGCGCAAGAGAAATGTTTCAAACGTCTAAAAGATTAGAGGAAGTTATATAATGTTAACAAAAATTAAAGGTTTCGGAAAAGCTTACTCAAATTATCAAAAAGCTAGAAAAGCAGAAAAACTTGCTAATGCACCTAAAACTGAAGAAGGTAAACTGTTAGATAAACAAGTTAAAATTTTAAAAAAAGTAGCTGTTGGAGTTCCAACAATACTTGGTGGTGCTACTATTGTAGGTAAAATAAAACAAAATAACAAAGACAAAAAAAGAGAAGAAGACTATAAGAAAAAGGTAAAAGAATAATGGCTGTTCAACAAGTACAAAATCTACCCGCACAATTTGTTCAAGATCTAGGACAAGATTTAGCAACACAAGTTGTATCACAATCAGGTGTACCTGTAGTATCGACTGGTATTGCTGGTATATCACAACAAGCTGGTGAATCAGCTGCTGACTTTGCAGCAAGACAACAAGCTGCTCAAGCATTTACAACAAGACAACAAAGTTTATCTGGACTTGCACCACAAGTAGCAGGTCAAACAGCATTACAACAACAAGCACAAAATTTAGCAACAACTGCAGCAGGAACATCTGGTATCGGATCTTTTGAACCATTTTTAAATCAAGCACAACAAGAAGCTACTCTTGCTTCAGCATTAGGAACCTCGGCCCTTGGACAATTAGGTACAGCAGCAGGAACTTTAGGCACAGCACAAGGAACTCTTGGAACTGGTTTAGGAACTTTAGGAACTGGACTAGGAACTTTAGGTACAGCTGGATCTGAACTTAGCGGTGCCGGAACTGCTTTAGGCACAGCTGCAACAACATTTGGTGGAGTACCAACAGGTCCAATGACTACTTCACAAACACAACAATACATGTCCCCTTATCAATCACAAGTGATTGATGCATCATTAGCAGAATTTGATCGTAACAAACAGATACAAGAACAAAGTATACGAGATCAGCAGACAGCTTTGGGTGCGCTTGGCAGTGGTCGAGCGGGAGTGCAACTCGCAGAGTTTGGCACAGGGGCTGCGAGAGAACGAGCGTTATTACAAGCCGGTCTCTTGCAACAAGGTTTCAATCAAGCACAAGGAGCTAGACAACAAGACATTGCTAATCAGTTTGCTTTAGGTCAAGCACAAGCAGGTATTGCTGGTCAACAAGCAGGCTTTGCAGGACAAAGAGCAGGATTAGGTCAGGCTCAAGCAGGTATAGGTCAAGGTCAAGCAGCTATAGGTAGTCAACTTGCAGGCATAGGTGGTCAACAAGCAGGTATAGCAGGAGCAACACAAAATTTAGGACAGTTTAGATCTGGACTTGCAGGTCAACAAGCAGCTTTAGGACAAGCCTCTGAAGGTGTTCTTGGAACAAACATTTCACGTTTAGGTCAATTGGGCGCGATTAACCAGGCGCAAGCACAAGCAAATCTTGATGCACAAAGAGAAGCAGCAAGACAAGCAGCATTCTTACCACAAGAACAATTAGATAGATATGCTGCACAAGTAACAGGAATCATGGGTGGTTATCCTGGTCAAACACAAACAACAAATATACCTAACCCTACACCATTACAAAGTGCATTAGGTATAGGTACAACACTTGCTGGTATTTACGGTGCAGTTAAAGGAGCAGGGGCACCATCAACTATAATTCAAAATTAATATGAACAGAGTATTAAGAAGACCAATGTTTAAAATGGGTGGTACACCGGCAGACGGTATCACATCTGGTTTAGATCAACCAAGAAAACAATACAGCAATGGAACTGATCCTTATGACAGAGCTTTAAGTACAACTACAAGAGCTTTAGAAGATCTTGATAAATTTAGAGGTGAAAAATCAGGTTTTATGCCTGGTGGTTTACCAAACTTTCTTACATCATTTGGTTTAAATTTATTATCAACACCACCACAAGGTGGTCTTTTAGCTACAGCTGCAACAGCTGCTAAAACTCCTTTTGAAACATTTCAAGCAGCACAATTAGCTGAAAGACAAAAAGAAGCAAACAGAGCCGAAGATATATTTTCAGGAGCATTAGCTTCTGAGTATGATCTTGAAGAACAAAGAATAAAAAATCTTGACACTTCAGATAGCAGTAGTGAAAAAACACCTGAAGTAGAAGCAAGACTTATTAGACAAGCTCAAGATAATATTTTTGCTGCAAGAGATATACTTGCAAAAGAAGATGCAACAGAGGAAGAAAAAATAGCAGCTCAAAGAAAAATTAAAAATAATCAAAACGTATTACAAAAAGAATTGGGTGTACCTGCAGAATATGAAGCTATTCTAACGAACCCAGAATTATTTGATAATGCTAAAGATGCTTATGTTGAAGCAGAAAATAATAGAAGACTTAAGGAATTTAAAGATAAAAATCCTAACGCAACTCCAGAAGAAATTACTGAAGGTGTTACATTAATAGATCCTAGGTCTACAACAGCAATTGATTTTACAATAGAACAATTAAGAAAAAAATATTATTTTAACGAAGGTGGTAGAGTTGGTTTAGCCTTTGGAACTAAGCCAATGATGGAATCAGTTGCAGAACAAAGACCAAGTGAAGTACAGGATTTATCTTACACAGAACTTAGATCAAGATTACCACAAGAAATATCAAATGACATTGTACAATTATTAGCTAACAGCAAACAAGCTTTACTAGATTTTGCAAATATACAAACACCAGAAGACATAGCTGGTTTCAATCAACAATACGACGTAAATTTATCATTACCACAGGGGGCGTAGCATGGAACCCTTTGAGCCAAAAAACAAGCTTATCTTAGATGTAGATCAAGTTCAAAATACTTTAGCTAGTGGTCTTAAACAAAGTCTTACAAAACAAAAGAAACCAGTAAAATTTACATGGGAAGGTGCAGCTAATTTATTTGCGACCATGAGTAATACTCCATTAAGAGACTATAACTTAAGAGCGTTAATGGATGAAAAATTACCAAACATCATGGATTTAGCAAAAGGCAGAAAAAAACCAAAAGAAAAAGATTACATAGATTTTTTTGAAGACATGGAAAAGTCTATATTTGGTGCAGCTCAAAACATATCTTATTCTTTTGGTGATTTAATTACAACTGGTATTGATATGGCAGCAGATACTAATCTTACTTCTGCTTTAGATAAAGTATACACAGAAAATAAAATTAAAGATCCAGAAACATTGTTAGGAACTGTTAGTAAAGTTCTTATTGAATATGGTTTACCAGGTGGTGCTGTATTCAAAGTAATGAATAGAGCTAAAAAATTATTAAAAAGTAAAAAGATTAAAGATGCAAAGACCGCGGCTCAAGCAACAGGAGCAGGTTCGCAAATTGTTAATACTGCAAAAAGAGTAGGTTATATGTCAACAGCTTTTGCTGCAACTGACTTTATAACATCGGGTGCAAGACAAAAAGAACAAGATCCTTTAGTTTTAAAAGAAGAAAACGAAGAGGGTTTAGACGGAAAAGATTTAGCACTTGCAAGATTTAGAAACAAACTTAGATTTGGTGCAGAAGGAGCAGTCTTAGGAATGGGTTTTTCTTTAATGGGTAGACCTCTTGCAAAAGTTGCTAGTTTTGGTGCAAAGTATGGATTAATGAAACCAGCAGGTTATGCACTAAGAGGTGTAGATTTTTTAGCTATAAGACCTGCAACTTACCTTGCAGCAAATATACCAGGATCTGCAATAGCAGGAAAAGCAATTAGAAACGCAAGTAGCTATGTAATTGACAAAGGACTATCTACAGTTCTTACATTAAATCCTAAAAAACAATTACCTGCATTTGACGATTGGAGATTGTTTTCAACTAAAAGTAAAGATCCTTTACAAAGAAAATTAAAAAGATTAGATAATTTTTTATCAGGGTTTAGATCTCTTGGTAAATATACAGGTCTTACATTTCAACTTACATCAGGTGCAAAAAGAGAAATAAAAGCAAGATCAAGAACTATAGAAAAATATTTAGAATCTATTGAAAAAAAATCATATGATCTAGCTAAAGGTTTTGAAGGCTTATATAATACAATGACAACTTCTCCTGCAAGTAAAGAGTATTATTTAGATCAAGTTCTTGCATATTTAAAAGGACAAACAAAAAAATCTGAATTACCTAAAGCATTACAAGAAACCGCTGAAAATTTAAACAAAGAATTATTAAAAACTAAAACGGCGTTTGGTAATTTATTACCTGAAGGTGATCTTAAAAACTTTATGTTAAGTAATTTAAAAACTTATATGAGAAAATCTTTTTCTATATTTACAAACCCAGAGTACATGCCTGATGAAAAAATAAAAACTGGTGCTACCAAATGGGTATTAGAGAATGTAGTAAAGAAAAATAAAGATTTAAAAGAATCAGCTAAAACATTAAAGACTGGTAAAATGACAGATGCGCAAGCGCAAGAAGTTTTTTCAGAATCTTTAGTGCATAAAATTCTTACACATACAAAACAAGATGGCATAGACCCTTTAAGATTATTACAACAAGTATCTAAAAATCAATTACGATCTGATAAATTAATTAAAACAGGTGAGGAATTACCTGATGCAATTAAAAAATTGTTAGGTGAAGAAAATAATTTAAAGTCAGCTGTATTACAAACTACATCACACGCTATTACACAATCAACAAATAAACTAACTTTAGATAAGTTAGCTAAACTTGGTATTGATGAAGGATGGTTATTTAAATCAGAGTCAGATGCGCTTGCTAAAAATGCAGTGGATGCTGTAAAAGTTGGAGATTTAAAAGGTCTTGGAATATTAAAAAGTAGTATATCAAAATTATACGCATCAAAAGATATGGCAGCAGCTTTAAAAGGAGCACCGGGACCGTATGATAGTTGGATACAAAGTGGTGCATACAGAAATATTTTACAATTTAAAGTAGCTACACAATTTGGTAAAACAGTTCTTTCACCTGCAACACAAGTTAGAAACGTAACATCAGCTAGCATGTTTCCGTTAGCTAACGGTCACATTGGTGGTAGATCTTCTGTAACAGAATCTATTAAAATGGTTGTGGATGATATATTTGGTGCAGGTAAAGTTATTGATGAAAAAAAATTTATAGACAATTTAGAAAATAAAATACGTCTTGGTGTAATTGATGAAAACATTGTGGCATCAGAACTACAAGCAGTTTTAAAAGACATACGTTCCGGTGCAAAAGTAAAAAACATGGATAGTTTATTATCGAGATTATCAGAATCTAAAATGATTAAAACAGCAACAAGAGTATATGCTGGAGGTGATAACTTATGGAAATGGTATGGTCATGAGTATGTAAAATCACAAATGAAATCTATGTATAGAAATGTAGATGATGTTGCAAAATGGACTGAAGAAATAGTTGGTAGAAAATTTGATAAGTTTAATACATTTACAGGTAAAGCAAAAACATTTGACGAAGCATTAGATGAAGCAGCTGCATGGCAAATAAGAAACACTTATCCAACATACAGTAAAGTACCACAAGTAATTAGAGATTTAAGAAAGTTACCATTCGGTAACTTTGTATCGTTCCCTGCAGAAATGATTAGAACAACTTATAATATTGTATCTATAGGTTTAAAAGAAGCTACCTCTTCAAACCCACAGTTAAGACAGATGGGGTATAGAAGATTATTAGGTGCATTAGTTACATTAGGTGGAGCAGAAAAAGGAGTAAGCACACTAGCTCAAAACTTAACAGGGACAACTATGGACCAAATAGATGCTTATAAAAGAAGTTTATCTGCACCATGGGATTCAAGAGCAGCAATTTTACCTATTAACACGTGGAAAGACGGTAAAGGAAAAGCAATAAACTTTTCATACTTTAGTCCTTACGATGTTGTTTTACAACCAGTTAGAGCTGCTTTAAAAACATTAGAAGAAGGTAAACTAAAACAAGAAGATGCTAGTAATGTAGCGTTTAATTTATTCTTAGGAGCTGATGGACCTGTAAGAAAACTTCTAGATCCTTTTGTTTCTCAATCAATTGCATTAGAAAAAATATCAGATGTACTACCAAGTGAATTATTACTTGGAGGTAGAGGTGGTGTAACTAAAACTGGATCTGCTGTTTATTCTGAAACAGATGATGGACCAACTGCATTTATGAAAAGTTTAGCACATATTATAAAAGGTGTACAACCCACTGGAATTGTAACTGGAACTAAAATTATACAAGGTATAAAACAAGATGTTAAAAAAGGAGGTCAACCTGTAAATTTACAAGATGAGTTAATGGCTTTATTTTCTGGTATAAGAATTATTAATGTAAATGTACCTCAAGCCATGGAATATAAAATTACAGACTACAATAAAAAATTTAGATCTACTACTAAAACTGAAAAATTATTTAATTTACAAAATTTTCAAACTAGAGGACCATTTGTGTTAGCCGATGAGTTTAGAGATATTCAAGAAGAAACATTTAAAGTTAATCAAGAATTCTTTTTTATTTTAAGAGATGCTATGGAAACAGGTGTTGACAAAAGAGACTTAATTAAAATTTTAAGAAAAAGAAGAGTACCTTATTCAAAAGCTAAAAAATTAATTGAAGGTAAAAACATACCTTATACAGCCTGGAAAGAACGTATGAAAAAAAGAGTAAAGGCTGCTGAAAAACTAGCAGAAGATAGAGATCAAAAAGTAAATAAAGAATATTTTTTTCCTAAAAAATTATTTAAAGATGTAGAAAAAGAATACAAAGATAAAGATCTTAACACAGATCCTGATAAAGTATTAAGTGAGATAGAACAAATATTAAAAGATCAAAAAAGTTCTGTACCACAAGTTAATAAAGTAAAACAAACAGCTGAGATACAGACACCACCATTAGGAGACACACCTATGCCTGTAGTACAAACAGCACAACTAAATGTGAATCCAAATACTAACTTGACACGAACACAAGAAGCGTTACTATCACCAAGTGAAAAAATTATAGCGAGTAGAACATAATGGCTAAAAAATCGGCATTACAAAAAATAGAATCACATGAAAAGCTTTGCAGAATAATGCAAAAGCAAACGTTTGAACAAATAAAAGAAATGCAAGAACGTATTAAAAGATTAGAGTATTGGATAGTCGGTGGGATGGGAGCCGTACTAATAGTTTTACTTACAGACATCACAAAATAAATTTATGCAATTATCAAAACATTTTACTCTTAGAGAGATGACTAATTCAATGACCGCGCAGCGTAAGGGTATTGATAATACACCAGGGGCCGGAGAAATTAAAAGTCTAGGTGACTTATGTTATGAAGTTTTGGAACCGCTACGTGCACACTTTGACAAGCCAGTTACGGTGACCTCGGGCTACCGCAGCGAAGCGCTGTGTGAAGCGATCGGATCGAAAAAGACGTCACAGCATGCCAAGGGCCAGGCGGTCGACCTAGAAATATTTGGCGTGCCCAACATTAAGACAGCTTACTGGCTACAAAATAACGTTGATTTTGATCAGCTCATCATGGAGTACTATGATCCAACAGATCCTGCAGGGGGATGGGTCCACATATCTTATCAC